CGTGGGAGCCGGAGTATCGCATCACGTCGATGCAGCTGGTGAACCTGACGAGCGCCGGCGCACTCGGCGTCCGTCATTCCGGCACCTACTACCCGGAAGGTCGCTTCGGCATCTATGACCACCCGCAGAGTGTGGAGGCGGCAATCCCGCTCATGTTGCTGCGATCCAGCGAAGGAGCGAGCGCATGACCCGTCCCGATCTTCCGCCCCCCGCGATCCTGGAAGAGCTGAATTTCGAGGCCCTGCTGTCGACCATCGTCGCGGATGCGCAGGCCCGGCTTGCGGCCGTCGGCATCACCTGGGACGTCGGCGCACTGGAGACCGATCCGGTCATGATCCTGTGCCAGGCCTTCGCCTATCGCGAGATGATGTTGCGCGCACGGGTGAACGATGCGGCCCGCGCCAATCTCCTGGCCTTCGCCGGCACATCCGACCTCGACCACCTCGCGGCCTTCTACGACGTGGCGCGGCTCGATGGCGAGACGGACGAGCGGCTGCGCGACCGGGTCTGGCTTACCATCCTTGGCCGGTCGGCCGGCGGTCCTGTCGAGCGCTACAAGGCGGTCGCGATGGCGGCCTCGCTTCAGGTGCGGGACGTGGCGATCTGGCGCGAGGGTCGCGATCCGACCGTGCGTGTCGCCGTGTTGTCGACTGATACCGGCGAGGCGAGCCCGGAGCTGCTGGCGAGCGTACTGGCGGCGCTGGAAGCGCCCGAGGTGCGCGTAGTGTCCGACCGGTTCGAGGTCGTCTCCGCCATCCAGACCGTGCAGGACGTGGCCTTGACCGTGCGCCTGGCGCCGGACGCCCCCGAAAGCCGGCGCATGGATGTCGCCGCCGCCGTGCGCACCGCCTGGCAGGCCGAGCAGCTGCTCGGTCTCGACCTCACCACGTCCTGGCTGACCGCAAAGGCGATGATCCCCGGTGTGACCCGGGTTGAAGTCACATGGCCGACCAAGGATGTTGTCGCCCTTCCGCACCAGGCCATCGGGCTCGGCGGGATGGAGATCATCGACGGAGGGCGCGGCAGGTGACCTCGCTCCTTCCGACCAATGCAACGCCGCTGGAAAGCGCGCTCGACCTGACGGGCGCCGACATCGCCGACCGGATCGCGCAGGGCATCGATGCGGTGCCGGGCTGGAAGATCGTCAACCCTCAGCCGGCGCTCGCTCCCTGGCTGGTCTACGAGTACGGCCTCGGCGCGCTGTCGCCCTTCGTACCGAACCTCTACGACCTGCTCGGCGACGGCATTGCCTGGGAGCGGCTGCGGGGAACGCATGCCGGCATGGCGCGCGGCCTCGGCTTTGTTGGCTATTCGGCCGAGCTGGTCGACCCGCCGGCACGCCGGTTGGCCTGGGCGGACTATCAACTGACGCTCGATCGCGTGCGCGATGGAGCTGCGGACCTTGCGCGCATCGACGGCATCGCTCGTCTGTCGCAGCCGGCGCGCTCGCATTTCAGGCGCGGCGTGCATGGCTATGACGTGCCGGCGGCCGAGGCCTCCTGGACGCGGCTTTCGGGATCGATCCTCGGTGACGACAGCGGCCGTCACGTCGAGGCAACGGGCGGCACCGCCGGCCCGAAATGGTCCTTCGGTCGGAACCACGACGCCGAGGTCACCTTGTCCCAGGAAGGCCTCGAGACGCTCGGGATCTGGATCGAGGGCGACGGCAGCGGCGCAATCACCTGGGCGGATCTCAATCAGCCCTGGAACACGGTCAATGACACCTGGGCGGAGCTTGGCGAAGCCGGCGCGCGGTTGCGCCAGATGGCCTCCGCACTCGGAAGCCGCTCCGCCTGGCTCGGGTTCTACCGGGGCGACGGGTCGATGATCGGCGCACGGCGTTGCCTCGCGTTTGCCCAGGCGGCTCCCGCCGTTGCCGGCCCCTATGAGGTTGCGGGCCAGACCTGGGCGCCGAACCCGGATGGCTCGTCCGTCCTCGCCATCGCCCGCACCGACTTCGGCGACGCCGCCGGTGGAGAGGTGAGCGAGGTCGCGCTCCTTGTCGATGCCCGACCGGCCGATCCGGCCAGGCCTGGCAAGCTGTGGCTTTCCCCGGATGAGATCGAGGCGCCGTTCCCGCCGGTTGGCCGCACGCCCATATCCGTCACCCTCGGCGAGACCGTGCGCGACCGCTTCGCGCTGCTCGTCGGCTTCTCATGAGGTTCAAATGGCCTTCGAACACCCGTTGATCCCCGGCGCCTTTGACCGCTCGGCCGACAAGCCCGACATGACCGACGTGGTCTTTGTCGAGGGGTGCTTTCTGCAGGGCGCGGAGCTGAACGAGGCGCAGTCTATCCTGCGCGGCCGTATCGCCCGTGCCGGCGGTCTCTCCGCCCGCGACGGCGACCGGATCTCCGGCGCCGCGATCATCGTGGACAGTGACGCGGGCACCGTCACGCTTGAGGCTGGAACGATCTACGCCAGCGGCGACGTGCGTCCCGTGGCGGCCGCGACGCTTGCCGGCGTGCCGATGGTCGGCGAGGTGTCGATCGGCGTGCGTCTGGTGCGCGAGCCGGTAACCCACGCGGAAGACCCGGATCTACTCGGCCTGGTGCCGGGCACTGCGGCCGAGGGCGAGCCGGGCGCGGCGCGCATCATCGAGCGTCTGGCCTGGGGGCGAGCCGGCGACGGCGAACCGGGCGATCTCTATCCGGTCTATCTCTTGCGCGACGGCGTTGCGCTCGACCAGACCGCGCCCGTCGAACTGTCTGTCACGTCGCAGGTGATCGCGGGCTATGACCGGGACGCCAACGGCAGCTACGTCGTCTCCGGCTGCCGTGTCGCGGCCCTCGGCCGGATCGCGGGCGCGCAGGTGTTTGTGATTGAGCAGGGTGTTGCCAACATCAACGGCCACAAGCGCACGCGCAGCGCCTCCCTTCGCCTGTCGGTCCCGGAGGCCTTCGACGTGGCAAGGGTGGACGCGGAGCAGCACAGCTTCGCGGATGGCGGCACCGGCTCCGTCACGCTGGCCCTGCGCCATGTGCCCCTCGCCAATCTGGTCACCGCGCTCGTCACGAAGGAAACGACCGAGACGGTCACTCATGGCGCCGCCGTGGGCTCGATCGACGCGCTTTCCCAGGACAGCGTGACCGCGCTGGTCGAGGTGCGTCAGGGCGGGACGATCTACGCGCCGGGCACGGACTACGTGCTCAATGCCGACCGGGTCGACTGGACGCCGGGCGGGGCCGAGCCGGCGCCGGGCTCGAGCTATCAGGTGACCTATCGCTACCGTGATGCGGTCGCGGCGGTTTCGACCACGGCCGACACCGTGACGCTTGCCGGCGGTGTCACCGGTGGCGAGGTGCTGCTCACCTATGACTTTGCATTGCCGCGCACGGACCTGATCTGTCTCGATCCCGAGGGCCGCGCCGTCTACATCCCCGGCCTGTCGAGCCGCACCCGACCGGTGCCGCCGGCCGCCCCCACCACGCACTTGCCCTTGGCCGAGGTCCGCAATGCCTGGGGCGGCGGGACGCCGGAGATCGTGAACAGCGGCGTGCGGGCGTACCCCTATGTCCAGATCGACCGCATGTATAACCGGTTGATCGACCTGCTCGACCTGACCGCCCTCGAGCGCCTGCGGCGGGACATCGACAGCCGCGAGCCGGCGGCAAAGCGCGGCGTGTTTGTCGACCCGTTCACTAGCGATCGGTATCGCGACGCCGGCCTCGCTCAGGACGCGGCCGTGTTTGGCGGCTCCTGCCAGCTCGCCATCGACCCGACACTGCACCCGCTTACGCTCGCCGCGCCGGTGATGCTCGCCCACACGGTCGAGGAGATCCTGTCGCAGCCGCTCAAGACGAGTTGCCGGCTCATCAACCCTTACGCCAATTTCGAGCCCATTCCGGCCGCGCTCGAACTCGACCCGGCCTCCGACTTCTGGGTCGAGACCCGCACCGAATGGGCCTCGGAACAAACGGCTGTCTTTGGGGCGGGCAACCAGTCCCGCACCACGACGACGACGGAACAGGTCGACACGCGCCAGGAGCTGGCCGAGTTCCTACGGCCGATCTCGATCGGTGTCACGATCCGGGGATTTGGCGCCGGCGAAACGCTCGATGAACTGACCTTCGACGGTGTCGACGTATCGCCCCTGCCCATCCTGGTCGCCGATGAAGACGGCATCGTCTCTGGCACGATCACCGTGGATGGTGAGACCTATCCGGCCGGACGCAAGCTTGTCCGAGCTGTCGGCGGGTCCGGCACGACCGCCAGCGCCATGTTTGTTGGCGAGGGCCGGATCGACGTGACCGTGATGCGCCGCGTCACGACGGTGACGCGCTGGAGCGACCCGCCTGTAGAATTTTTTTCAGGCGGCGAGGAGGGTAACACCGACAGTGGCGGTGCCGACCCGCTCGCCCAGACGTTTATCCTGCCGCCGGGCACGCAGGGCCGGCACCTGGCGGCCGTCACCCTGCATGTCTGCGCGGTCGGGGACCGGGCCAATCCGCTCCTGCTGGAGATCCGCCCCTGTTCGCAAGGGCTGCCCACGGCCGAGGTGCTCGCCCAAGCCTATGTGCAGATGACGGACGTGGTGATCGGGCAGCCGTTGGTGGTCATCCTGCCGGCACCGCTCTGGACACCGGCGAATGCCGAGTATTGCTTCGTCGTGAAGTCAGACGATGTCGGCCACTCGATCGCGAGCGCCGCTGTGGGCGCATTCGACACCGGCGCGCAGTCCTGGGTGACCGCACAGCCGTACCCGGTCGGCGTCATGCTCTCATCGAGCAACGCCCGCACCTGGACGCCGCATCAGAGCGAGGATCTCACCTTTGCCCTGGGCGCGGCCCGCTTCGCGCCGACCACAAAGCGCGTGCCGCTTGGGCAGGTCGATTTGGTCGACTGCACCGACCTCATCATCCGCGCTGGTGTCGAAGTTCCGACTGCAGCCTGCGGCGTGGTCTTCGAGATCGCCCGGCCGGGCGGCGAGATCCTGCGGATGGTCGCCGATCAGGTGCTTGAGCTGGAGGAACGTCTCACAGAGACCGTCGTCGTCACGGCCGTGTTGACCGGTTCGGAGACGGCAAGCCCGACGCTCTATCCCGGCGTGATGCTCATCGCTGGCAGTCTGAGGGATACGGCGACCTATGTGTCGCGGTCCATCCCG